GATCAGCGTTTTTTCTAAGGGCTCGGTCTGTACTGTTTCTCCCGGTGGGGGCGCATCGTACGAAACTCAAGGAAGGACATACAGAGAAACAATATAGTAGTAAGTGCTCGGCTTGTTGCTATTTGTTTCTCTTTTCCCGCTCCCTCCCACGAGGCGAGAAACTACTTTCATCATACATAGAGCAACATCAACCATGTCTCAATCTTTAGCCCCCCTGGTCCCCACCCCGTTCGAGAAGGATGAGCTACACTTAGTTCGGCCCCCAACAGACCTAGATCTCGGAGAGAGAGCAACCTACCTGTCGCTTGCTGTGTCTCTTCTTAAGGGAAGGTACTTGACGTACAAGGAAGTCGTAACTGCTACTCTCCAGGTCTTCATTTTTGCCTTCCCGGACCTGTTGACTCACTTGACCCAGATGGGTTCGGTGACTGTGACGGTACAGGATGCCACCAGAGACGAACTTGATAGGTTCTTCTTTCAAGGAACTGCCACATGGCGGGAAGTGCTCCCAATTCCTGCTCCAGACGCAGCTGTCCAGGACGCCGTGGAGGTTGTCTCCACCACTGCTGTGTTCGCTTCGGCAGCTATGGTCTTCTTGTGTCTCGGGAAACAAGCACGTGAGTCTGCCCCATCTGCTGCAACCATAAAGCGGCCTCGAGCACTCATACGGGAGTTTTCCCTCTCTGACCTCGATCAGCGGTTGATGCCTGGTAAGAGTGCGGGCCCGTCTGTATCCACCTTGGAGTACCTGTTCTCTGCGTTCAACGTTTACACCGAGCCTCGTTCTGTAGTAGTGCGATATCTTCTTGGGGTTAAAGCCAGCTCCCCGCATTACCCGACTCATATACGTCCGTTCATCACTAATCTGAAGATGACAGCTAATGCCGGCATGACACACGTTGGTGCAATTCACAAGTTGATCCAAGCCCACCCCTGGGTGATACGCATCCCAGAATTACTCCCGTATTTCCGTATCTTCTGCCAGGATTTAAACATGTTCCACTCCATCCCAGACGCTGTGCGACCCTACCACAGACTTGTCGCACCCCCCGACGACCACATCTTCCTTACCTCAGATCTCAAGCCTTTGGTCGCAGTCGCAGGAGCGTTCCTTGCTGATGTGGAGAAAGACTTCAAAGATTATGTCTACGGGAAGGACGATTACAAGGACCTGATCAACAGAGTCAAGTCTCGAGCCCCTAACTACAGGTCTGTAGACCTGCTCGCAGATATTGCACGAGACCTTGGTCTACCGGACATCCCTGATCTCCCGGAGGTAGCTCCTCTTCGGCCAGAAGGTGTCACAGAGACGCGTGTCTAATCCTACCACAACCCACTCTCAACTCCTGTTTCTTTCTTTATCTAATGTTTACCTACTCTTCCTTAAGAAAAAAGAGAAACTACTATCAAAGTCTCATCACGATGGAAGAAGCAACCGCCGCCGCATTGCAGAACCCCAAAGCCGTCGCCCAGGCAATTGAAGCAGAGATCGGTCGAGGACCTGAAGACCCGTTATCCTCTGAAATGGTCAGCATCCTCAAGAAGGAGACAGAGAGTGGTCACCATGGAGTACCCCCGAAGACTGTGTCTCTGCCGGGAGATAAACCGACTTTACCTGCCCCTTTGAGTCAGGCTCCAGCTGCAAGAGCTGCAGAGTCTGCAGCGGGGGGGTCCCCTGTAGTAGAGCAGGGATCATCTATCAAGGGCAAGGAGAAGGTCAACCCGGTGCCTAGTTCTTCCGGTCATGCTGAATGCTCCTCAGGACTGCAAAGTTCCGAGGAGGCGCTCTACGCAGAAATCGAGGCTGAGAAGACACCGGTTGTTCTCCCAGATGTCCAGCCGAGCATAGAGGAGCCTGGGGTCCCCCACGACCCGCAGGACATGCCCTCGAGCGGTCAGGTCGACACAGAGGCTCGGCAAGTAGATATGCTCCGTCTATTCGTTGATGAGAATGCGAAGGCAGCAGTGGTCAGATTTGCTGCCCTGGAGGAGAGGGTCGAGGCCCTGTGGGCTATGTGTGTTGGGCTAGAACGCAAGGTAGCCAGAATCGATCAGACAAGAGGCGTCCACACCGACATAGCAAACACCGTCTCTGTCAAACGAGCTCACCTTAAGAGGTTGTCAGGTGAAGTGGAGGTTCCGGGAGGTCCAAGTCAGACTCAGGCACCTCCCAGACCAGAACCAGATATTGGCAGACTATCTAAGCTTATCAGGGAGTTCTTAAGAGCCAACCCATATCCGAAAGTTAAGGCGGCAAGGCAAATACGTCTGAAGACACTGGCAGCGGCCCTAGATGTAGCTCTCCCCTCTGGTGCCTCAGAGCTCCCTCTTTCTGGATGGACTGAAGCTGGTCTCCTTGCTCTATTCTCATCTCATTGATCCTGAACTACTTCATCTCTAGTGTTCTTAGGCCTCTTAGTATCTCTTAAGAAAAAAGAGAAACTAACTATTCACGTAGCACACCTGTAAGTTCCTGGCGCTTCCACCCGACCAGAACACATGATTATACTATGTCTCGCCTAGCTGACTACCTTCTAGAGCAAGAGCTGCACCCAACTGTCGGACACACTGTGTACTCAGCGGAAGACCTGCAACTTGTCAACCCGACTGAGCTGCCCCTCCGGATTGAGAGGCCAGCATGGGTAGCTTTTGTCCAGTTCTTACAAATGCTGTTCCCTGATTCGGCCCTGATCCTAGAACCCTTCTGCGAGATCGGAACCACTCCTCCACGCCCTCTGTCTTACACTCATGAAGCTTATGAGATCGTGAGGTCACTCACAGAGGCTGTGTTCCCGACAGGTGTCGAGGTACAGGTGTTCTCTATCCAGACGAACTTGACTGATCCAGACGGCCTGCCGATGCCTGAAGTTGTGTTGCAATCGTACTCGCCTCTGGAAGGGATTGATCTTAGTGTGTATCACACTTTCCACTCACCTTGTCTTCCGACAGAGCGTAGTGTTCTCCAGACCAAGATGTCATGGGGCTCTTCACCTCCACACGAGGTTCTAGCCAGCGGAAGAAGGCTCTACATAGGGGTCCAGCGCAGGATCCAGCTGATGTCTCAAGGTATCTTGACTGGGACTCGCCCTCCGATCTATTCTCCCACAGCTCAGCGCCGTCAGAAGAATCACACCCAACATAGGTCTGTTTCCAGGTGGGTGAAGTTCTTTGCTAGCTGATCGAAATCCCGCACTACATATGTGTCGCTGAGTCTCTTAAGAAAAAAGAGAAACAACTAGTATGACCTGGTTCACCCGCCTCACAACAAAGATGCAGTCCTCTTACACCTCTTGGAAGCGAGCCCATCTCGAGAAAGTCAAAGAGAGTTCCTCTAAACAACAGGTTAAAAGCTCTCCAACTAGAGACCCGCTCAGGAAAAAGGAGACATTCGAGGAGTATGTCACGCGCACCTCCAAGCGCAACTCTCGTCCTCCTTCGGAGGTAGGTTCTATGATGTCTATGAGGTCTATGGCAGCTATAAGTGAGAGGGTGACATCCTTGGAGGTCACTCTCAATGACATCAAGGATGAGCTTGCCAGTCAGAAGGAGAAGACAGAAGAGACCAACAAGCTGTTGCAACAAGTCCTATCTAAGATGACATAAGTGTAATGTCCTCCTAGGTCATCGATGATCACCTCTGCCCTTAAGAAAAAAGAGAAACACTTCCAATTTCAACCTACACGTCATATGACTAGCATCGGAATATACCATGTCTATACTTCCTGAGACGACATTGTCCTCTCCCCTTATCGATCTCGATTACGACATCCTTCTGGGATACCTGTCACCGGGTTACATTAGGAAACACCCTCGTTACAAGAACCGCGACGCTTCAGAGGCGGCCGCCTCGTTCAGAGGTGAGTTCCCAGACCAGCAGCTGCCCAATCTCTGCCGTCATACTCCGAGGCTGACCCCTGAACTATGGGCACTCGGAAGAGGGACAATTTCACCAGGGTTAGTGCAAGAGAGACTTTCTGAAACTGAGGGAGATGTTAAACGGTTCTGGGAAGCCCTTCAGGAAGGGATGAGAGACTTGTTCTGTCAATCATCGTCCGGGGCCTTCTTCAACGGGATCGGACCAAAAGAACTCAGCCCCCGGAACAGAAATCTTCTAGCTGATGTATTGTATTGGATGATAATTCTCGAGGATTCGGTGCGGGCATCTGAAACTGGACCGGGATCTTGGATCCGGAATGATTGGGCTTACTGCAATAAACGGTTCGCTATCATCAGAACTAAGACGTCATGGGTTGCTTTAACCCATCATGTGGTATTGATGTTGAAAGACCTGTGCTTCTCAAAATGGATTGTCGATCTCCTTGCTCAAACCACCTCAGATAAGACATCTCTGAGCAGCTTGTTACTCTTGTATGAGCAGTGGGCGGCCTCCGTCCTCGAGAAGTATGACAATCTTGCTTATGACCTCCTCAAAGGGATTGAGGCTCTTTCCAAGACACGGATAATCGAGATGACAGAGGATGTACTAGATGGGGGCCTGATTTTTGACAAGATGTGGGCTAAGTATCGTGACAAGGAACGTGGTCTAACTAAGTCGGACACTCCGACGATAGATCACCTAGTCTCTATCCTTCGGAGTATGCGGTCTCCAAACCAGGTATCAGAGTTCTTCGGGTTTTGTAAACTTGCAGGACACCCCTATACAGACCCGGTCGGGGGTTGTATCTCGTCCAAGACATTGGGGCAAGCTACTCTGCCTATATCACCGTCTGCAGCTCGGCAGCTAGAATGGAGCTTCTGTCATCTATATGTTAAAGGATACGTTAAGGAGAAAGGTGTGTGGCCACCCCTCGAGTTCAACATCCCTGGGATGATGAGATGCAGACTGAAAGAGTTACATGATAGAAACCACCCATCTCTCCCTATGGGGTTACATCTCTATCCTCCTTCTGACTGGGAATATGCTACTTTCGCCCCTCACATCAAGTTCGACAAAGGAGAAGATATCCTGTCACTGATAGACGACAAGGCTATCTCGTATCGACGGGATGAATTCGATGCCGCCTGGCATGATTCACTGCCCTACAATCCTCCGAAACCTTCTACCTCTAACAGGGCTCTGACCGAGCTCCTAAGTCGTCCGGCCTTCGATCTATCCGAGGTGATAGACAAGGTGTCAAGAAGAGAGGTCCCGGAGGCATGGAAGATCGTGACCATCTCACCTAAAGAGAGAGAGATGAAGCGGGAGCCACGCATGTTCGCTATGATGGTCCTGGAGCTGAGGTGTTTCTTTTCTAACACAGAGCACAACATCGCTGACGGAGTGTTTCGATACATACCTGAGCAGACAATGACCTTGAGTCGGAAAGAGTTGATAGAGAAGTTCCTCTCGGTATCAAAGTACTCGAAAGGCGGGTGGCGGAGAGCTTATGTTGAGATAGATTTCTCACGCTGGAACCTCATGTGGAGAGATGAGGTGATCGCGCCCATCGGCCTGCGTCTGAATCAGATCTATGGGGTA